CGTGACTGTTGAATCCGGCCATTCGGCCAACCGTCAAGTCATGTCCGGCTACGGGTACGGCTCCAATACCTACCTGTCCGTTTTGCACAATTAGGGTGCCGCCGCCAACAGAGAACGCACTTCCCTTGACCGTCATTGTCGAGTCCGTGGTGAGTTGGCCTGTCATAAAGTCGCCAGCCTTGGATACTTTGCCATTAGCCAAAGACGTATTTGCCGCTGTTGATATACCAACAGCAAGCTCCACGGTATCAAGATTGCTTTGAACTGTCGCAATGTTCGCCTGATTCACCCCTGTAGAAGTCTGGAGAATAAGAATGTCTGAGACATTTGTTGCGATGTTCGCCTGGTTGACTCCCGTTGAAGTCTGTAAAGTCCCTATATCAGAAGCGTTCGTCGCAATGTTTGCTTGGTTGACCCCTGTGGATGTTTGTAGAGTTGCGATGTCGGAGGCATTTGTGGCGATATTGCCCTGGTTTACGCCAGTGGAGGTTTCCAGGGTGTCAATGTCGGATGCATTTGTAGCTATATTTGCCTGATTAACTCCCGTAGAAGTTTCCAATGTGTCAATATCGGAAGCGTTTACAGCAATGTTCGCCTGATTGATTCCGGTGGAAGTTTGCAAAGTCACGATATCAGAAGCATTCGCCGCCGTTGATATTCCTATCGCAAGCTTAGCAGAATTTAACTCGGACTGAATGGTCGCCAAATCAGAATCAGATGCTACGCTATTTGAATCTATCACCACATCATAGCGAGCAAAGAAGGAATAGCTATTGGCCGCTGGAGCTGTAGTCATACTCAATGTGGTCCCTGAAGCCGTGAAATCTACTCCAGGACGCTGTAGTAGACCATCAAGCACCACTCGAATATGAGACTGATCTGGGGCCGTGGACATGGTAAAATCGGTGAGGATTCCATTCGCCTGAGATGTGAAATCGTCATAATAATGAAGGGCTATATCCTCAAAAAATACTGAGTTGATATAATCCCTATTATCCTGAGTCGCCACTCCCACATTAAATAGTTCGGTAGTATGGCCATCTACCAATAATTGCAAGGCAGCCGTAGAAATACCAACATTGGCCAACTCGGAGGAATGGCCATCAATGAGCAGCTGAATCGCAGCCGTGGAAATTCCCACGTTAGCAAGCTCTGTAGCATGTCCGTCGATCAATAGCTGGAGTGCCGCCGTGGAGATTCCAACATTAGAAAGCTCTGTAGCGTGACCATCGATTAAGAGCTGAATCGCCGCCGTGGAGACTCCGACGGCAGCCAATTCGGTCGAGTGTCCGTCTATGAGCAACTGTAGAGCCGCCGTTGATATGCCAACCGACAGTAATTCGCCCGTGTGGCCATTAATCAGCAAGAGGCTAGACGCGATGTTGGCCGCATTTGTTATTGTGGATGCGCTTAGCTGGCCAAGTGTTACTCCCTCAGAGCTAACCACAACGCCAATAATCTGCCCGTACTGATCGATAACAGTTACGCCATTAACCTTATACCCCTCGCCCGTAGCATTGTACTCCGGGACATTGATTGATTGCTCAATAACTAGATTTTGCGGATCTAGGGCCACCCCTCCCATGAGGGCAAATGCCTGGGAATATAAAAACGGTAGCAACAAAAAAGATAAAAAATATTTCATGTCGGAATCCCCCTTATGGTCTCACCCCATAAGTCATAGTAACCTGAACCGTCGCCCCGGCTGCCAAACTGTGAATCACAAGCTTTGGGTCCTTGGTCAATGCCTCAAACTTTCCGCCCATGAATTGACCGGAAAACATGTGGAATGTGGCACCCTCGATCTGATAATCATTTCCGTACCGATCCGTAGAAGTCGTGTGATGGATAGAGAACGTGGCCTCACCGCCGCGAGCATACACCAGCCAGGAGAAAGCCGCATTGGTCGTTATGGAGTGAGTGCTGGTAGTCAAACTATTCTCGGCAAAGTAATCCCGTGGAGACCACTTGGTCTCAATAGTCTTGATGTTATCGATAGCCATGAGAACTGCGGGCATAACAGCCATATTCAACAGAACCGCGAAAATTAGAAACAGCTTAATCAGTTTGCCTTTCATGTCACGCTCCCTTTCCTTCCAGTAATTTTTTCATTTTCACCCGCGCCGCCGTGCCTTCCGCTTCCCATAATCTAATCTGCCTCAAAAGTGTAACATTTTCATCATGCCTGCCGCCATTGTACGCGCAGCCCAGGGCCACCGCCTCGCAACTAGGTAGACCACCACCCGGCCTCCAGAGAGATCCCACCTTGAGACCAGTGGCCCGTGCCGCCAACAATGGCTCAAGATCAGCCTTCCAGAACTCGCTCTTTAGAAACGCCGCCACCCGCTGGCCCCGATAGATAGCCTCCCTGAGCCGCCTCCTGCGGGCCTTGGGGTCCTCTTTGGGCGCACGTTTAAGCATTGGGCCCCCGGATAGCCAGGGCCGCCGCCTGCCCCTGCCGCTCATTGTCCGCCTGTTTGCCGGGATTCCTGGTGAATTCCTGCAAAGCCATCATGGTCTCATGGATGTGCATGTTCATCATGGCCTCAACTTCAGGGAGAATCTTACCGGACTCAATGCCCTTGGTGAACTCCACGGAATTCCGCTGATTGAGATGTGCCGTCAAATGAGCTGGCAGATTCTCGCCCGGTACGACACGCACCCGGCCACCGGCCAGGATTATATTATATTCGGTGTCCGGACTGAGGGACCCGCCAGGTTTCTGCAACAATTGAGTTGTGTCCTCGAATCCAAAATTACCCACGATCTTGCGGAACAGATTAGGGACCACCATCTTGGGGTCCTCGGGCCCGCCGTAAACCTTCCGCCATTCCTCGTATTGCATGGCCAGCGCAAAGAGCTGGAGGAGCTGCGACCGCTGGACAAAATCATCTCCGAAGCTCGGATCATCCTCGATCACAAAATCGAATCCGCGCCCATCGGTGTAAATGCTGTCATTGTTGAGCCGGACCAAGGATGTCTCGCCGTCTGGACCGTAGGCCGTATAGGGCATGGGATTAAACTGATGGAACGAGTACATCTTCTCCATCATCCACATCTGCTCTTGGTAGCCAGCCATGTCCACCCGTCGATTAGTGGACCGCCGCACGGCCATATTCCGCTGTATTTCCAGAACTCCGGTCGCGGTCTCATGGCCCTGCTTGGTCCCGGCCACTCCAGGGGAGAGATCCGCGCTTGCCGTTGCCCGCTCTATCAGGCCCTTCTCATTGGATTCCATGGCCAACATAGACGGAGCTACATCCATCTGCCGAACCTCGCGGACCATTTCATGGATATTGCCGCCGCTGAACCGCATCACGCCGCCGGGCCTTGGCTCAAGATCATCCTGGTCCACTAGATGCTCCGTGTTGACCGCCAGCATTCCATTTATGATTCGTAGCCAGTTTGCAAAACTCAAATTGTGGATATCATTTAGGGCATAAACCTGGTCCTCAATAGGCTCAACCGCGCCGATGCCCAAACAGAATTGTGGGTCAACGGTATAGACACGATTGCGGTAATTGATTTTGGCTATAGGTAACTGACTCACCCGAATCAGGTACTTGCCCTGCGCGAACGAAAGAATCCGCCCGCTGCTCTCAGTGCAATGCACGACATGCACCCGGTCAATGCCATCATCGACAGAACCAACCCGATCCTTCTCAGATGTCGATGATATCGCATTCACGGAGAGGCCATAGTAATCGTCGCCGCTTGCAATATCCCTTGGGGTAATACGCTTATTGGGGTCTCCGGCCTTCTCCTCTTTTATCAGCTCGTCCAACTGGTACACTGGACGCTGCTCCCCGGTCTGAGGATCAGTAAACATCTTCTCCTTCAGATCATCCACAGCGATGCTTGCTTCTTCTTCGCAGAGCCAGTGCATGTCCGACACATGCCTGGGTCCGGGCTCAGGATGGACATGGAACACGCTCGGGAAATCCGTGTGATATCCCACCTTCTTGGCGTACTTCTCAGTTATCAGCTCCCATTGCTCGACCATCTTGTGGACGAACGTCGGGAAAATCTTACCCAAGAACTCGACCACGGTCTTGACCAGCTTCAACCGCTCGATCTTTTTCCACCGCCTGCCCTCTGTCCACTGGTCCTGCCATGTGTCCTTCTCCCATTGGTTTCCCGTGATGATGCGCTCTTTAGTTGAGCCAATAAAATCAAGACGATACCGGCTGCTCCCGAAATAGGCCCGCGCCATAGTGGCGAAGTTCTCGGCAGCCTTCGTGTCTTTGGGATTCAGTGGTATGGGTTTGCAGGGAGGCTTGAGTCGGAATAGTGGCTCAGTGACTTGCGATGTGCTATCCTCGATCAGAGCGAATGCGTAAGGAATAAAACTATTTGGCTCCTCGGAGTCCTCCATTCCCTCGACGGCATCGGCCAAGTTGCGCCAGATTTTGTAGTATCGCACCCACCGCTCATGCCATGGCCGGAAATAGTTTTTGGAGTAGACATATCGCTTCTTGGCAAGGTCCAGTAACTTTTGCCGTTCGTCTTTGTCGTTAGGGATCAAAGTCGCCTCCCGCACGATCCGCAAAATTCACCGCTTCGCTTTCTAACGGCGATGGAACGCTTCCCGCAACAAGTGCAATATCTCACGCAGTTGCCTTTGGTGCTGTATTGATAAGCAAGCACTTGTGATTTATTTCAATGCAATCCAGCATGGCTTGGGCCACATCCTCATCGGTGATGCCATCCGGGAAATTGTCAACATGCCCGCTCAATCGCTGGACCCCTTCCTTGCCGCAGAGAGCGCACCGATACTGCCCGACATAAGCAATAAAATTGGAACCCTTCTCGGAATCGTTTTCGATTTGGACTTTGCCCTTGAACATTATTCCGCCTGTGCTTTGTGGATTCGGAAAGTCTCTTTCAGGCTCCGCCGCGCCAGAACATTATCGTTAAAAACCGATACCGCACTCCAGTCCCCGCACTTACAAGTCGCCCTCAAATGCTCCCCAACAACCCGCTCCTCAAATCGAAGGACATGCTTCTCTTTGCTCATTGTCTAACCACTAAATTAATGTAGCACAATAAAATCGAATTCGCAATACATTTAGACAGGTCTTGGATGAACAATTTTTTTCCTGCTCATTTTCAGCCTAGGTCGCGGAGCCCGGCCAGGATCACCGTGGAATCTGCCGTACCCGGCCAGGTACATATATCGAACCAAGTCCGGGAAGTCCTTATGCACCAACATTGGGTCCTGTGATATCCCGCGCACATCGGCATTCTTGCTTTCTTTGTAGCCATAGTGCCTGAAGGCATAGACATGATTCCTGCAATGCTTCATAACGTAGAACTTGGGACGCATGTCCTCAGCGGGAATGCCTATCGCCCGCCGAACAATGAGGTGCCCGTCCGCTATAGAATCCGGCGGATTGCTATACACGATACGATGGGAGCACTTAGCCGCGTTCCCCTTCTTTGAACAATCAGGACACGCCCTGGCAAACAACTGTTTGACGGTATCACCTCCCAACTTTGGAGCATTGCCGAAGTTGGGATCAATGAATCTCTTGTCCGCTGGCTTGCCGATATCTTTCTCGGTGGCGATTATAACCTTTCGGTAATCCTCAACCTGATCCCGCCATTGCGTGACTTCATGGAAAAATACCTCCGGGTACTCTGCGATACAGATCACATCGTCATTCGGGAATACAGCGTACCAGCCCAGGGCAAACGGCTTGCGGTCGTGAGGGTCCGCACAGTGAACCAGATTGTACTTGCCCGCATCCCACATCTCCTGATGGTACTCAGAGAACACATCGATCTCGTTGGCATCGCCGTACTGCTGGTAGATCAGCCCGGCCATGTGCATGAACTCCCCGGTTTTGCGGGCCTCACGCTCCTCCAGGGGATATGATGCTATGGTCTGCTGAATGTCCATGTGCCCTAACTGCCCGCCCTCGGCATGATCCCGACAGTTCTCCTCGATCTGCCCGGTTACGACCTCGATGCGCCCGACCTGGTTGCCATCATCATCAAATAGCCCGCCCTTGTCGATGTACTCGTCTTTGACATAGGCAGCATAGCTAAGTGGTGTCATTTCCAGGTAGCAGATTCCCCCGGCGCGAAGCCGGGCCAAGTTCTCAGATAGGATTTTCTTTGGGGGAGGCTCAGACAGAAACACCGCCCCCTTGGTCCCGCTGGCATGTTCAATGGGAGTCTGGTTGTAGGTGAGAATATCGACATTGAATCCAGTGCTGGTCTCGATCCTGGAGTAGAATCCCTTACCGGAGCCGCGCACCATGCGGTAGCACCCACTAGGCCATAGCTCCTTGACGGCCACCTGGAACGCCTCATCATCCTCAACAGCTTTGGCCGTGGACGCGAATCGGAGCTGCTTCCGGTAGGGCCACTGGGTAAACAATGGCCGATTGAAAAGAGCATTCTGACTTGGCCAGATGATCCCGCTCATAATAGCGGCCAGGACATAAGTCTTGCCGATGCCGTTGGGCATAGGCACAATTACCATTCGTGGATTAGAGTGGAACGCCTCGATACATCTTAACTGGGCAGGATTGAAAAGCGTGTAGTGGAGTGGATCACCCGCTATCGCCGCTTCCATCAGCAGGATTTTTTCGATCAGCTCCGCCCGTATATTGTCTATGTGCATTCTTCAACTTCCCCGCCAAAGATTCAACAACCGCCACCAACTCCTGAGCCGTAGCATCGCTCAACTGCTCCCGCTTGCCCTCAATCTGGATCTTGGCCGCGATCTTGCCCTCGACTCTCTCAAGCAGAAGTTCCGCAGCCGCCACGTTCCCGGCCTTAGCCCGCTTGGCCAGCCCCCGCGCGATGGCCTCCGCCATGGTCATGGTGGAATTTTTACGCCTCCCGCGACCATCTGTATGCTTGACTAGGGTCTTATCCTGCATGACCGCTTTCATTGCTTGGCTGATTAGGTTCCTGGGCCTGCCCTTGGGGTTGCCCGATTGTCCAGGCTTAAACGGTTTAAGATGCCTTTGTCGGACTTTCGCACTGTTTTTACGTTGTTTGGGCATTTGGGGATTCCTTAACTTAAAACTCCTATATTAATATGCTCCCGGTCCGGTCTGTTCCCCAGACAATCCGCCACCCTTCTGTGGGCCATCTTTCTGGTTGCTCGGACAACTGCATACGGGTCCAGGCTCCGCTAGTCTCCCCGGCTTCATCTTGACACCATACCATCGGTCGCGTTGCGTAACCGCCGTATCAAATGCAGACAAGCAATCCTTGAGATACTTGGCCAGAATAAAATCAGGCGTATTTGAGCCCCGCTCCTCGCTACATCGATTTATGGCTATCTCCAGCTCTTTCCTGAATCCCATATCCCCCCCCCTCTTTAGCTAACTCCTCAGTCGCCCAGGAGACTCCTGGGGCTCGTCCCCCCGCGCCCTGGACTTGACCATTTCCTCTGCTAATTCATAGGCAAGTCTAACAACATCATCTTTGTGCCTGCCTGAAAAATCCTCGACATTTGCCAGAATACGAATCACAATTTTATCCTGAAGTGTTAAGCGTTCGCACCAATCATCCCTCATGCCCTACTCCCCGAACCTCTCGATGCAGGCTCCGGGCCGTGGGATGTAATGCTTGCCGCTGGCATAATAAGCAGCCTTTTCCCCGAGCCGACCATACACATACTCAAATCCCCAAAAATCCAGATTACAAGACTCTCCTTCCTCTGTGTCTAAATTAACACAAGGGCATTCCGCACAGAATTTGGGGTTGGGCAAATCAACTTTGATATTCACCCCGCCCCCCACTCAGCTATCCAATGCAAAAGGCAAACAACTCCGCTCCCAAGCAAGAGCACCAGGGATATGCCCATCAGGATTAGGGCCCCCGCCGCGAACGTGCTTGGATTCGCCGCCTTCACCGCTTCCCCCGCCGCGCCTTCCGCATCGCTCCGCCTGTGGCCGCACAGGGCATGACCCCGCGCATTCGCTTGTCCTGGGCCGCCTGCCGCCGAAGCATCCGCCGCGCATCCCGGTAACTCGGAGTATCCTTCCCGGCCAGATCACCAGGGAATACATCCACAACGCCCTTGGCAGTATTCACCCGGATTGATTCCGCGCCGCGATTCGGGTACAACACAGGCACGGGTTTCTTTTGCTCACGCTCCTGTCTCCGACGCTCTGCTCTATTCACGGTATCCACTCCCCAAATATAATGCGCCACATAAGCATAAATGCGCCAATACAAAGCGAATAATGCGCCACTATAGCAAAAAGATCATGGACTAAAGTCATTTCCTGCGCTTCTCCCGCTGCTGATCGCCCTCACACATCCAGCACTTCTCCCGGACTATCTTGAGTCTACCATCATCCATCTGGATTTTCTCCCGCCGCAAATTGGGCTTACTCTCGCAGGTCCCGCACCACACCCGCTCAAACCAAGTCTTTAGAACCTTAGACATCGTTTCGCCAACGCCGCCAGCCCATGCGGATCTCCCAATTCAACCAGAGTCCCCGAGCCCGAGCCACCAAGGACCGCAAATAGAATACACCCCACTCCCAGAACCATAAATTGCGATAGGTTAATGTCCGCCTATTCACATCTAGTATCCGAACCAATGTCTCATGTTCTCGGTCTATGATTTTCACAGTGTCCCCAGGATTGATGTTTTTGTGTAGCGCGACATGGGTCAAGGTTTTTTTCATTGGTTAGGCGGGGTAAAGAATCCCCCCGAAACGTCCAAGACCTGCTGCAGGACTCTCTGCCCGGTGGCGATGGGCTCCACCATGGGAGCAAATGAAAATCCGGCGGGCTCCCAGTTGCGCCCCTTGGAGTCCCACCGGAACTTGAGCCAGGCCAAAACTTTCACGCCTCATCCTTCCTCATTGCATATTTATAATACCAGATTCGCATCGAAAATACAAGACACTTGGGCAATAAAAATCCCCCGGTCAGGATTCCAGGGGAACGTCCGCGCATTACCGACCAGTGTCCCGGCCTAAGCGGGGATTAGCAACGCGATCCGCCGCGCCTTGCTTCGGCGCGTTCTGATATCGAAAGATACATCGACCACTGAAGATAACTTATGCCCACGCCTACCATGTCTTTGCGGCCTCCCACTCGGGCAACTTGGATATGATCGACGCGCCAACGGTGTCGATCAGGATGTCCAGCCGCTCAAGGGACTTGGCCAGATTTGTCTCCGCGCCCTCATTGTCCATGAGGTTGTACTTCAGCCCGCGCAGAGACTTGTAGAACTCGATCTCGGTATATGGCGGAAGCCCCGTCAACTTGCCGAGAGAGAGCGGGACCTTTTCGTTTTCGTATTGCCGATTCCAGGTGATTGCGTTCGCCCGCTGAAGGTCCTGGACAAAGGCACGGATGGATGGAAGCAGCCCACCGGGCTCGTCCCATCCCTTCGGATAACCGAACAGCCAGGCGATATTCCTGCCGTCATGCTGAAGGCTGGCGAATATCCGAGCGAACTTCTCGTCGCCGTATAGCATAACACTCATGGCTTAGCCTCCCGGAATACCCCCCCCTGGACCGTTTTATAATTCCCGCAATGCGAACAGGAAATCTCTATGCCCCCATCGCGCTTTTTCTTTGCTATCCGCAATGGCTTCAATTCCCCCAATGCAGACAGGCAAATATCGCAATGCTCGGTAGCGGGAATTCTTTTTTGTCTTTGGTTCATGGCCGCGCCTCCCGGCACCGCCGATTATGTGCCTCGATGTGTGCGTCGATCCGATCCGCCCCCCGCCGAGATTCTCCTGGATAGCAAACCGAACAGACGATACGCCCGGTGCCCTCCACCATCACGAACCCGCCAGCATCATCGGATTCATGGGCATTGCTGGCCGCGCCAATCCAGAAAGTCAGATTGCCGGGCTTGGTCTTGCCGCAATTTTCGCATTTAGTCATGATCCACCCCCAGGCAGGATCTCCACCCGCAGGCGATGTGCCGCCCGCTTGTTTTCGATGTGATGCAGAAGCAGGTACAAGTCCTCGTTGGCCAGCACCCGCGAATAACCTCCAGTCACTTCCACCTTGACCACAGCCCCCAGAACCATGATCTCACCTCCGCGCTTCGATTTGCCTCCACAAGAATAAGGCCGCCGGGGTGCTATGGCAGATCGCGAGACCCGCCCCCGACGGCCCAAAGTGAAAGTCCCGCGATTGTTTGCCATAGCACTCATAGCTTAGCCGGAAAGCTCAATCTGTCAAGGGTCCTCAGGGCCAAAGGTCCTAGAGCCCTGATGCATCGGTTGGAATGCTCGGAGCATAGGGCTGCCTAAAATGCGGATCATGCCGCGTCCGTGGGTCATGCCGATGGACATCTTCAATCCACGCATCATCCATAACAAGCCAAGCCCTAAACGAATAAGCCAGCCCGATCAATATCAGCAACGCTCCAGCACCGCAAAACATCCCGAGAAAAAAACTAATCCAATTCATGCGTCCGCCTCCGTTTGACCTTCTGCCTGCCAGCTCCAGGTCCTAAATGTTTCTGTGCCTGGTCGCCGCTGCTCAACTCGATCATGGCACCAACGGCAGGCATCCACCAGATTAATTAAACCGTTCGACCCGCCATGACTTCGCTTTTTCTTATGGTGAGGATCAGCCGCAAAATACCCACACCCCCACAGCCCGATCTCGCACCGCCCGCCGCTACGCTCACGCAGGGCCCGCCGAGTCTTGGCCGGGATGGGCTTGGCCACTATTGTAATGCCTCCACCGCAGACTTAAAAGACATGCCGCAGATTTTCATTAAGTACCCGATGCTATCCAGATTTTTCGCGCACACAAAGCAGTATCCATACCCACCCTTCACGGTCATAGATGGCCGCTTGTCCTCATGGAATGGACACAATATCTTGCCCCTAGTGATCTCCTCGCCGCGAGACTCAAGCAATCTCTCAAGAGGGAAAGCCCGCGCCTGTTCGATCTGGTACTCGGTGATCCGCTTGATATTAGTCATTGGCCGGGACAGGTACTCGATCTCCGTGCGGAGTTTTTCAATGCCGATCTCAAACCGCTCACATGCGGCCATCTCATAGTCCCCACCACACTTTATAAATTTTGCCGCCAGCATTTTTAGATCAACTAATCGCCCCTCAAGATACGCCCGCCGCCGGGAACGGCCCCACTCACCCATCTCCACCTTCAGTTCTGCGATCTTTGACATAGTGTCGCTACGCTTCCACTCACTGGCCATGCGCTTCATATCGGCCAAGTGGACATCATCCAGATTCCCCAAAAACTGGATATCCCCATCGCTGAGCCCCAACCTGCCCACCAAGAACGACAACCACCCGGCGCGTTCGTGTACGATCTTCCAGAGTTCCACCAAATTCTCAGGCGTTTGCGTCATGTACCCCTCCCCACGGCTTATTATAATTGCCCTTCATTTCCGCCTCCATAGCGACCCGCGCCTGCTCCCGCGCCCTGGCATAAGCAATATTCCGGCTCTTGATGTACGCCAGGACCTCCGGGCCAGCCTGGACTTTATCCCGTCGCAGGTTCCGGGGCCACACACCAAACTTCTCTTTGTATTTGTGAGAAGTCCACCCGTCCCTATATCCCTTGATGTCGCCGTACCAAAGAAACTGAGAGTACCACTCCTGCTTGGTTAGCTTACTCGCAGCCTTCTTTCCAGTCTTTACTTCCTCCAGATCACCGTCGGCCATGTTCACATCCCGTCCCCACTTCTTGTAGAAATGCCCGCACTCTGGACAATGGTCGGACTTCGGGAAATAAACAAACTTGCAATTCTGGCAGGTAATCATTGTGGGCAGGGTCTTGCGCTTCTGCTTCACGCGGTCCTGAATCTTCCCGTCTTTATCTAAGCTCCAGTCCGCGAACTCATCTATAAAACCATGCTCATATACTGCGCCAGAATGGTCGATCAGTAGGGCATCGTCCTTGCCGGGCGATGGCCGCAGGATGCGCCCGGCCAACTGGATATAGAGGCCAATACTCTTTGTTGGCCGCGCCAGAATCGCACACGAAACAACGGGGCAATCCCAACCCTCAATTAACACCCCGCAGTTACTCACGACCTGGAGATCACCAAACTCAAGGTCCCGCAAAACCTCATCTCGCTCATCCTTTGGGGTATTCCCGTCAATGTGCCTAGCACGAATCCCGGCGGAACAGAATCTCTCGGCAATATGGATGCTGTGTTTCACCCCGGACGCAAAGACCACCGTCTTGCGGGTCGGGCATATCTTAACCCAGTTGCCCACTATGTCGCCAATAAGCGGGTCCTTGTCCATTTTCTTTTCAAGCTGCTTCTCGTTGTAGTCTCCCGCCGTGATCTTCACACCACGGAGATCCGGGATACTCGGCGCGTAGTATCTCACCGGGACAAGGTGCCCGAGTTTTATAAGCTCACTAATGGGCGGGCACATTATCATGGCCTCATAGACATGGCCGAGCCCACGGCCATCACTCCGGACTGGAGTCGCCGTCAACCCCAAGACCACGGCATTAGGATATCGCTTAATCAATTCCAGATATGTCCGGCTCAAACTTCGATGCGCCTCATCGATTACGATTACATGCGCCCCCGGAAGGTCCATGACCTCGCGCAATATGGCACGACTCCATAGAGTCTGAATGCTGGCCACTTGCACATGCTCGTAATGCTTGCGCCGTTCCCCGGCCATTATGATCCCATGATCCACGCCGAATCTGTGGAGCTTATCCGAGCACTGTTTAATAAGCTCCCGGCGATGAGCCAGGAACACGACATGAAAGTCGCCCTCAACAGCAAGCCGGATTAGGGCGGCGGCGATTATGGTTTTCCCCGCGCCACAAGCCGCCTGGAGAAGTAGTCGCTGCATTCCGCCGCGCTGATGATTGCGAATCCCATCAATAGCCACATCCTGGTATTCCCTCAAGACAATGGGGGGCGGAACTGGCTTTGGTAAAAGGTCTGCTTGTCTCATATGTATATGGGCCGCGCCGGGCCCCTCTTATCTATATATACTCTCTAACGTCTACTGTCTCCGTGACTCTAACTGTTTCTTTGAGAGATATCTGTTATCCTTCTCCCTTACTTCTCCCTTACCGCAGCGAATGCTCGTCGAATACTCATCGAGCATTCGTCGAATGTTCGTCGAATGTTCGTCGAATGTTCGTCGAATTGAGGTATTTCGCCCGCGCCGCCTCTTTCTCAAACCCCGGCAAAACGGGCCTTCCGGGCCTGTCGATCCTCTGGTGTTTTTTGAATTGTGGAATCAATAAAAACTTCTTTCCATCATGCGAAATAATCCGAACTAGACCCTTTGGGATTAGTTCAGAACATAGAGACTTCCCAATCAACATCTCCGGGGACTGCTTGCCGTATGGGTAGATTTTTGCTTTAAGCGAGAGCAGGTCGTACTCATGCACACCCCAATCATCGGAGAAATTGAGCAACCCAATAAATATTTTAGTTGCCCGGTCTGATAATGTGCCAGTCTTACTATCGCTCCAGAATTCGGGCTTGACCGTTCTAATTCGTGCCATAGATGTCTCCAGAAAAAGAAAGACGACACAAGCCCATGCCGCCGCCAAGAGGAACGGGACCTGTGTCGTCTAAATTGTGGGTGAATGGCGACAGCATTAAAATTATTATACAATGTTGAGAATATTTGTCAAGCCCCGACGAGAATATTATTTTTTAAAATTATGCAATACCATTAATCTGCCGGGAGCTATCCGTTTAATGGCGGGACCACACCAACAATCCATACCCCGTATATGCTTGCGGTTGGGGTTGACGCACTGATTAGCCCTTTGCTTCTTAGTCACAACCACCCCGCACACGCCGCAATCAGCACTAGGGCCATGTATAGAATATTCATTGGTCTCCTAGTTTCCCTTGTTGGCGGGGTATTCATCCCACGTTCGCCCATCAAGAATACGGCCAGTGGCCTTTTTGCCTACTTTCTGTATAAAATCCCCATCACCAAGATATAATCGTTGATTGCCGCTTAGATGATCTCCAACACGACAGGCACCCCATTCCCCCCATTGCTTAAATAGAAACGGCACATCGGCGTTCACACATTGATCCCGAAGGCTCCGCACCCATCCAGGATGTATAGGCCGCGCACCTGGTCCGGACTCGCCGCCGCAAACAATCCAGTCAAGACCAAGCCCCTCGCTTTCTGGAAGCATCTCTGCTTTATATGCAGATTGTTCTAGGTCAATCGGCCCCAACATCGGCTCCACGCTTACCCACCGAACAGCGGCAGGAGTCTTTAATAGAAGCGGTATGAATGCATCAGCACTATTCTGATCCCAGACAGATACACCGACCCAAATTCGTGGGCAATTCGGTCCAAGCGGCTTCCCGGTATAGTCGGTCCATTTCCTCATCCAGTCAAGCATGCGCGCGGGACGCTTCGTTAGAAGTTGAAACGTGTGGCCGTTATGGTTCGTCGCTGATGCCATGAACATAACGTTGAAGATTTCATGTAGCCACTCATCCTTTACGTTCGGGTGGAACAGATCGCTCATACTATTTACAAATACCCGACATGGATCTCGCCATCGCGACGGAGCATCAAGTTTCCCCCTGACAAAGCGAATGCGCCCAGACCAACTTCCGCGCGCATCGGTTAGCCCATGTGCCCAATATCCGGGCAAGCGAAATCTCGCCGCCATGCGTTCGGCGTAACAATTCTTGCACCCGGCCCCAACTTTCGAGCATCCCCTAATTGGGTTCCAGGTCTTGTCCGTCCATTCTATTTTTGATTTAATCATAGCCCTCGCTGCCGTTGCTTGGTCTGTATGGTATTGTTTTCATTCCTTCTCCTAGTTTCCTCTGAAAAGTATTACTGCCACTTGCCATTTTGAAAGACCTTGTTTGTGCAATAATCCTTATCTCCCTCCTCAGGACATTCAAAATACCGTCCACATCTAAATGGATAGGGGACCATTGTCCGAAGCACTCCATCTTTGAATGATCCACTCATCACACATTGGGGCCTACAAAATTGCCCGTTATGGGTTTTGGGTATTCGCTGATTACAGGCATCTGCCCCGAACATCCCAACAAACCAACCAATGACAATCAATCCAATAATTTCCATGATTATTCCCCTTTCCCTTGATTTGCCCTAGAAGTATCCTTCTCCACCACAAGCCGGACCTTGACCTGTTGCCCCCGCCTGAGTTTAATCCCGGCTATGCGCTCAAAATCTGCCACATGACACAAGGGGGCTCCGTTGTCACTACCGCTCATTTTCTTCTGGGATATTTGGTAGCAATATTTTGTTCGCCCGAATCGTATTTGTGGTCTTATTAGCCAGAAACTCTTTAGCTTCTTCATTTTTTCCTCTTGTTTTAGAAGCTCCGGGTTCTCGTACTTGTTCCCGATAACTTCTGGCAAATGGTTTTTCCCTTTAAATGTCCACTCTTGAAAGTTTGGCCCGAATTTCCCGATTGTAACAGAATGGATTACTTGCATCTCGCCAGCAGGACCCAGGCAAACCCATGCTTTAACAATATCCCCCTCAAAAATCTCCTTGCCGTTCTTGTCTTTGAGGCCGGTGTACATGCAGATAATAAAATCGGATGGCTCCGTTCCATAATCCACTTCAGAACCCCATCCGGTTACGATTTCTCCGCTTGGTGTCAGATTCGCCCATCTCACATCACCATTGGTTTTAAACCAGCATTTATTCCGTGTATCCCAAAGCTTAAATTTAATCTCTCTCATATCCCCTCCTGCTTAAA